CCACCTGTAGCAACACCCGCACCGCTTACACTATAATGTGTCGTCAGAGTTTTAGTCGTTTCCACACCTGCGGAAGAACGAATAATAACCTCTATATCGGCTGTTGTTACTATCTTAAAAGCATAGGCGAAAACAGTTGTACTAGCATCACCCGAATAGCTATTTTTAATTATCGTGGTTGAAATTGTCATAGTTCTTTTATTCTATAATACCATTATTCTTTTGATTTTTAAAGATTTTACTTCTTCATTTCTTTCTTCTTCTTCATTTCTTTTTGCACTTCTAAAGCCCGTTTTGCTATAGCTATCATATCAAAATAAAATCCATCTATAAGCTGTCTTTTTTCATTAGGTTTTATCTCATCTAGCTTTAACATTAAATGAATAACATCTCCTAATTCTCTAATTGGTCCAGACATATCTATCAAATACAATAATTCTGGATCAATACTATCCCAAACTTTCATAGCTTCTTCGACCTTATTTTGACCCATTAAATATTCAAAAGTATCGTGCTTTTGTTTTATAGGTTTATATAATTCCCAAAATTTTTGTATATAAGATGCACTAGAACTAGGATGTCTAACAACTAATGCCTTAATAATAGGCATATCTGATAAGTTTCTTTGCCAAGTATCTGACCAAGGTCTAACTATTGGTTTAGCTATTCCAGCTTTTTCAAAAGCCCTATCTAATATCCATAAAACATGATTTCCTAATCCACCAGTCCACGCTTTAATATAATTATCTACTTTTACTGGACTATCCAATGATGGCCCTATTAATTCTTTCATACCAAAATGTTCTCTTAAACCTGCAAATGCTTTAGCAATTAGTTTTGCTGTTTCACTTGTATATTCTGTAAATTGATATTCTGGTAAAATTTTCTCCATTTGATAAGGTATAATAGCCCGATCAAAAAAGAAGTTTTTATTAGCTAAATCTTCAACAAAAGGTTTTATCACATCGGGCCACGGGCCTAATGATTTAACCAATTCAAAACTAAATTCTCCTGCTGACTGATTAATATATTCTTCATCTTCCTTATATATCCAATCTAATATTCTTTCTGGAAAAGTTCCAAACAACCATCCTATTTCAAATGGTTTTGGTATTCTCCATACAATTTCTTTTGACGTACCTTCATTAGTTATAATAATCCAAAACAAATCTTTTTGCCATTGTGGTAATGCTTTATAAGTTTCACTATCTTTATTCATAAACCATAAAACTACACTAGGTAATGTAATATAACCTGTTGCTCTCATTAAAACTGTTTTCCGTCTATTAGGGTCTTTCATTGCTTCCGCAATTTTAACTAGACCTTGAACCCTAGCATTAAAGAAAGCTGAAATCATATTATACCCTTGCATAGATGTACCCATTTTTTTAAAGTCTATTGTTAAATCTCTACTTTCAAAACCAGCTATTTCTTGCATTTCTCTTTCACTCATTTTTTTATCTGCTGGTAATTTTGTATTTTCTTTTTCTAATCTTTTTAATGTTAGTTGATAATCTTTAACCCTTGATCCACTTTCTACCATTTCAGATACAATTCTTAATGATTCCAACCAATTCTTTGGATTAATAACATTATGAACTTTACGTTTTGAAACTAATTCTGCCACCATTTGACCATCTCTAAAATAACTTCTATCTATTGAAACTAATTGAGATTGCATAGCACCCGACTTCATCCATTTTTCATATAATTCTGTTGCTTTTTTATGCTTTCCTTTAGTCATTAAAAATTTACCTGTTTTTGTTCTAGCTCCAAAAATGGTAAATAAACCACTTACAGTATCTACTATTGGAACAAAACGATTTAAAGAAAATACAGCCGCAAATCCTGTATCACGAAAAAAGTTTTTAATAATAAAAGCTGGATCAAGTGTAGCACCTGCTCTTAATGTTCTTGTAGGTATAGAGATCATTCTCATTAACCATTTAGATTGCCATCTATTCATATCTCTTAATACTGTTGCTATTTCTGAACCCACTTCATAAACTTTCATTTTACCTTCCACAAAAACAGCTATCTGACTATCGGTTAATACTTGTCCATCCCTTCTAAAGATTGTAAATGTTTCTTGCATACTATCTGATACCTTTTCTCCTGTGATTTTATTAACTTCGTCTTTAGAAAGAGTATATTTTTTAAAATGTTTTATTTCTTTAACATGGGGAAATAAATTAGGTAACTCTAAAGCCATATCAATATACTTACTAAAAACGTGGTTTCTTTCAGCAATTTGAACAAAATGTAAAGTATTTAAAAAAATACTCTCCAACGGATCAATAACTGGTTTTGTTACATCACCTTCCATTTTTTTTAATGGATTTCTAACAACCTTACTTAAAGTATGTGCATCTTTTATATTTTCTTTAAGTGTAACATCTACAACACGATAAAATGGTACATAATCTTTATTTAAAGCTAATACTTTTTCAAATAATTCTGTTGATATAACACCAGCATCTTTTAAATAAACTAATAATTTATGTTGGTAATCAAATAATTCATTTAATGTCTTGCCATATTTCCCTTCATAAGTTTCAACAACTTTTTTTGCTGCTACTCTATCTGCTTTTGTTATAGTAAAAGGTGTATCTACACCTTGTTTATACTTTTCTAATGCCCGTTTAGAAATAGCAAATCCTTTAAACTCCGCATATTCTATATCTGATTTTACTACTTCCTTAACTATTTCTATTAAACTTTTTCCATTATTTTTTAAAGTTGTAAAATCTAAACTACCAGCTTTAATAAAGTGCATCCCTCTACCAATCATACCTTCTTGTAATCGCATACGTTTATAAACATCTAAATAACTGGTAACACCTGCTTTTTTTGCCAATTCAACTTGTTTTTTAAGTGGATTCAATCTATCTATCCAATGATTCATTAAAGTAGCTTGGTAAGATGCAAAATCCTTTTCTACAAACTTCATTTTACTAGGAGTAGATTTTGACAATACAGTATTCAAATTTTTATCTTTATGTTTAGTAGATGCTTTATCTATTTCTACTGATTTTTTAACTTCTTTTACTCCCAAATCTTCCAACTTTAATTGGATTTCATCTAATGCTCTTTCTCTTTTTTCTAAAATTCTTTTATTATTTAAATCAGTATTAATTTGTCTTGATTCATTTTCTAATCGTGTAAGTTCTTCTTTATCAAAAGATTGATTATTTTTCTTTTGTTGTTTAATAATATTTAATTCAACTTGATTATCTTGATGTTTTATTTCTAATTCTTTAATAGATTTTTGTACATCTTCTATATAATCTTTAGCTTCTATAATTTTTCCTTCTTCAATATTTTTTAATTCATTTTTAGCTATTTTAAGTTTAGCTTCATATATCCCTTTTTCGGATTTAGTTTTAGATTCTATTAATTTACTTTCTAAATCTTTTATTGTTGCCTCTAAATCTTTAGTAGCACCCTTAATATCTTCTACTATGTCTACTATTCCAGACTTTTTCCAAACTTCATTAATCTTTGTTCTTAATTTTTTTAGTTTCTTAATCTCTTTTTCATCTATTTTTCTATCTTTTCTAAAATTTTTATTTTGATTTTTGCTACCGATATCTTCCTTCATTCCTAAATGTTTCATTAATTGATCTGTTATAGTTAAAGGATCAGTCTTATTTTTTTCAGCACTCTTATTAATCATTTTAGATGCTTTAGCTTCAACAAATCCTAACCCAGCTAATATGATGGCATTATTCTGTAAAGTTTCAAAACTAGGCATTTCACCCTCAACAACAGCACCCATACCTGTTAAAGCACCATATCTTGCAAAGAATTTATTAAGATGACTAGCTGATTTTGTTAAATGACCTGCATATACTAATGACCCCACAACTAAACCACCTTTAATACCTTCTTGTACTCCGTGCTTTAAAAATAAATCCCACCATTCTGAAAAACTTTCAACTTGACCTTTATTCAATGCTTGATAATACATTTCTTTAATACTATCATTTAGAAAACCTGCACCAAAACCTGTAGCAAAAGGATTTCCACCAGATAAATATGCTGCGGCTGTACCTCCAACTGCAAAAGTTGGTAAATCAGCACCTATTCCTGTTATAGTTTCAAATGCTCGTTCTAAAGCACCTGTATCGTCTGGTTCAGCATCAAAAGCAGTTTTCCAATCATACCCTATTTTACCTTTAGTATGATATTGCATCATTAGATTAATATTGGATTTACCTAAACCTCTTTCCCAATATGTACCCCAATCAGCATCCTCTCCAACAGCCCATTCAGATACATTATTTAAAACACTTTGAAAAAAATTACGATTAGCATCTTCAAGGTCTTTTTTCTTATCAGTATTACTTCTTAAATCTAATATTTCATTATTAGTAGAAGCACCCGAATCTTTAAGTAATTTATATCTACTAATATTATCCATTTTTAATAGACTTTCATTAGTACCGCCAGAAGCGTCTATTAATCGTTTTTTTTGTAAGCTATCTAATTCCATTATTTAACTTGATCTGGATTTACTTTTATATTTGAAACTTTACCATCTATAATCCAATAATAAAAACCATCCTCTTTTTTCTTAAATCGTTTATCATTATCAAGTATTTTAGTTTCAATACGATCATCGGATTTTAGATCCTTTTTTTGTTTAACTTTCTTACTAACCCTATGTATTTTTTCCTTCTCAACTAATTCCTTTAATTCACGTAAAGTAATTGCATTAGGATGTTGTTCTTTAAATAACTTTGTCCATTGAAATAATTTACCACTAAACCCTTCTGGTGGATTTGGTACTAATGCATAATCTATATCGTAATAGATAGCATCTTTTTCTATTTGATTATCAACAGTTTCCATTCTTTGTATTTTACTTTTTTTATGATACTCCGACATTAAAACTGGTGGTGTGGTATATTTTCTATTCCAATTTGTATATTCTTTAGAAAATTTTTCATTATTTGGATAATCAGAAAATATCCATTTTTGCATTTGTTCACTTTTCATCCACGCATTATTTCCTTCTTCTGTGTCAGGATAAATTTTTCTATCAATTACAGGCCCATTATAATCGTTTTCTGGAACTGTTATAGTTTCACCACTTGTATTTACTATTCTTACATTATTACCTAATAATTGTGCAATTCGTTCAGCTTGTTCGGTAATAGTTATTCTCCAAGCATCTAAATCAGCAAATATATAATCTTTCTTTCCTTCTGTAAGAAGATCATTAGGATTTTTACCATCTAGTAATCCTTTCCAAAATCTTTCTCTTATTATTATTTCTGCTTGTCCAACATCATATTCTGATAATATATCCCACTCTTTTAACTTACCTTCTATTAAAGGTGTGACAGAAGTAAACCATCTATTAAACTGCTCTAATAGTAATCTTTCAGAACCATCAAGTGTTAAAAGTTTCTGCAACATTTCTATATGGCTAGTACCTATTGTTTTTCCTAATCTATCTGCGATACTTGCTCCATTTATATTGTAACTATATTTATCATTTTTCATTAATTCATCTTCTCTACCTATTTCAGACGGCAACCAAAATTTTTGGTATCGTGATGTAATTGTTCTTATTTGTACTAAATTTGATATTTCTTTTAGTTCAGTTACATTACTTTCTGTAGCTAATTCACCATTTCTTGCTAAAGTAGTTATTCCAATTAATGCTTCCAATACCTCTTGTGCTTCTACTGTTTTAGGCCAATAATCTTTTCTCATTATATCAATATCAGCAGTACCATCCAAAGCAGGTGCTTCGTACTTTTGATATAAATTTTCAATTCGTTTTATATTTTCTTTTATTTCTGTTTGTGTTTGTTCAGTAGATGCTGTATCAAAATGTTCAATTAATTCATCTCGTATAGGAGATATATCTATTCCGTAATAAAGATTTCGTTCACCACTTATTTGGTTTAAACCTTCTGCATCAAATTTTGGTTCACCTACAGCCGTTAAACTTTTAAGCACAGCTAAATTATCTACTTCTTGACTAATTGTACCATCTGCATTTTCTACAGTTATTAAAAAACCTGCACTAGCAGCTATCTTCCCAAATTCTAAACGTAATTCGTGTCTTTCTACATCATTATTTAAACCTTGAATAAATCCAGTTGCGTTTGCTGAATCTAATTTTCCTTCTAATTCTTGCGACATAGCTTCATATGCTGCCCATAATGCTGAACTAGGTTGTCCTCTTAATTTATCTATTTTTTTACTTCTATCTATTTTATATAAATCCCAAACTTTGACACCATTAAGAAGTATTTTTAAATTCTTTTCTTTATACATTTCTTCTCTTGTTGAATTTAAAACTGATAAATGATCGCCTTCAAAAGCACTTTTAAAATTACTATCTCCTTGATTCCATTTATTAACTTGTGCATCTACTGACATTTTATGATTCTTCATTAATTTTTCCATATTTTCTGG